CAGTACCAACACCGGTTGTGGGACTACGGGCACGATTGTGTCGTCACCACCAAGTCGTGGTTTGGCTTTACCTACAAGTCAGCCATACACCTGGTGGACAGGCGACGCGTGTCGGAGGACCACTACATTGTGAGCCTCACGCCCGTAGTACGTTGGCATGGATTAGACGCCCTCCTGTCCACATGGATGGGAGGCTCACGCCTGACCCGACTAGAGCCCGTCGTGGGCCAGTTCACCCGTCTGTACTCTCAGGGGAAGAACGGCCTCCAAGTCTCGACGGCTAGAGTCGGAACGTTCGCCTGCGGCACCATCAGTGCCGCGACGGACAGCGCCATCGCCTCCATCGCGCTCAACAGCACGGTGAAGACGAACCTGTCATCCATACAGGGCCACCTTCCTGACGTCGAAAACATCATCGACCAGAAAGCGCAGGCCTCAGCCTTGCTGGCTTACCACCGTGAGCACTCAACTGTGGGACGAGACCCTCGTACTCTCGTCTTCCCGGTTGAAGAGGCTGTCCGCTCTTACGAGATTGACTCCAAGTACCAAACCACTGAGGTAAAGGAGACTCTCACCGCATTCATGTCCCCCATCCTACACGGGGCATTTGCACCCCTGGACAACAAGGCCAATGAGGAGTGGTGTATCAAAGGACGCATCACCGACTTCAAGCGCGACAAGCCGCTAGTACCCACACAGTACATGGAAGACCTCATGACCGAGTTTGCCGAGCTGTTAATCCCGAGACCACACATCCTAGACCCAGCCGTCCTGGATGAGGTGTACGCGCGACAGAACCGGCCCAGCCAACGGCGCATCTTGGAACAATCCGAGACAGAACGCCCCCGACGCATAGCTAAGAGCTTCATGAAACGTGAGGCCTACGCGGATGTGAAGGACCCCAGACCCATCACCACGATCAACGGGTCGGACAAGCGAGACTACTCCATGTTCATCTACCCCATCAGCGACATCCTTAAAACGACGCGCTGGTACGCCTTCGGGAAGACCCCACGCGAGATATCACTCCGCGTATGCGAGGTACTTTCCAATGCGCGCACCGCCATCAACACGGATTTCAGCCGCTTCGATGGACGGGTATCGATGATCCTTCGGACGCTAGAACGCAAAGTCCTGACCCGCGCGTACAAACGCGCGTACCTAGGTGAGCTTCTGGACCTCCACCGCTCTCAGCACAACTTGCGCGGCATTGGCAGGCACGGCACCCGCTACACTTCGGCTGCAGCCAGACTATCTGGTAGTCCGGAGACCGCATGCTTCAACTCGATCGACAACGCCTTCGTTTCGTACGTCACACTGCGTTCGGAACCGTTCGAAGGGGGGAGGCGCACACCCAAGCAAGCTTGGGATGCCCTGGGCATCTACGGTGGGGACGACGGGCTCACTCCCGACGTCTCACCCGAGGAGGCCACCCGATCATCTACCATGGTTGGGCTGGTCCTCGAATGCGACCAAGTGAAGAGAGGACACTTCGGTGTCACGTTCCTATCCCGGATCTACGGACCCG